ATGTTTTATCAAAGTTACGAGCAGTAAAGTAATTTAATTTACCTGTAGCATCATATGATGGTAAAATAATCATTTTATTAAATTTACCACCCTCACAATAACCTATATTATATTTTAATATATCGTCCTCTGTTATACCTCGTTTTTTAATATAATTTAAAGCATGTTTACCTATGATATTACTATCAGATATATTAACTAATAGTTTAAATTCTTGAGGTAATTTTAAAATAGTTGTAGTTTGTACTATTTTTTCACCTGAAGTGTATTTAACTAATGGTCTTAACTCATTAATTTTATCGGGGTCGGCATGTATTGCTTTAAACAAATTAATTAAGGACTTACCTTTTTTATTGCAAGTCCAACAATGCCATGGGTTGTCACCTTTATCGGATTCAGTAAAATTGATTTCTAACTTAGGTTTATGGTGATTACAAAACGGACAGTGATAGGCATGATTACCTTTTGACGTTTGTTTACCAATACCTAATACAGAATTTACTACATTTATAAGGAGTTGATTTACCATACCTCATATTATACGTAAGATAGGTTAAAAAGCCAAACTATAATGTGAAGTCCTTAGTAAAGAACTTGCCTAATATATTATCATTATAAAATGACTCTGGATGTTCTAATACTTTATAGGTGAATAGGGCTTGTGTTTCGTAGTAAGTTAGTAATTTTTTGTTAGGTGCTAATTTAATTATAGTACGAGTAAATAAATCTTGTTTACCATCTTTAATTAATTGCATTACTTCTTTATTAGAGCCGTAATATGTTTCCCAATCTGATTCTTTAGTTACTATTTTAGTAGTTGGTTTGCGGCCAACACCAGTTAGTTCGGCTACTTCTTTTTTACCTAATTTTACTTTTTTATTATGGTATAATACTTTTTTACCTATATAAGATTTATTAGTATCATTATTTTTAACAATATAAATAAATCCAAATGTATCTTTAGGGAAATCGTTGAGGTTAGTGATGGGCTTACTATTGTAAACCCAAGTTGGTAATGTTAACATTATCTGTCTAAATTAATTAATATTGTTGTATCTGTAGTAGGTGATACAGGTAGGGGTTGGGATAGTTTTCCTACTGCTAATAAGTTTTGATACTCATCATATAAACCTACTGTTGTCACATAAGGTGAAAAATAAGAACCGGTTACGTTATCTGTTAAATATTGTCCTGGAGTAAAGAAAGTACCCATTGAACTTGATATTAATGTACTACCTGAAGACAAACTTGGATTTTGAGAGAAATTAAATTCATTTTCTCTAAGTGTACATTTATATTGTGTTTCATATATTTTATATGAACTAGAAAATGAGCAAGTAACATTACTACTAGTAACATATCCTAAAATTGAAGCATTATCTCCTGCTTGACCACCATAAAGAGCATTACCATAAGTTACAAATCCATATCCTATAGGATTAGAAGTTGTAATAGTTATAAGTCCTTGATAATAAAATATATTACCTATGATTTCTAAGTTTTCATCTATTATATTACCTTCTCCATCATCTGTTATACTACCACTAGATGTGGTATAAACAAACGATTTAGGTTGAATATAATCTCCAAATAAACGTGAAGGAATAGATATAACACCTATAATATCTCCCGAACCTGTAGGAAAATATCTTTGATATGATAAAGTAGTTTGTAAGTAATTAAAATAATTAGGAGTTTGAGTGAAACCTACATATCTATCTCCCGCAGTGTCTGCTCCAGGAATTAAACTAGCTGTAGTCACATTATCACCATAACTTGAACTTAAGTAATTGGTGTAATATAATTCTTTAATTGAATTATATACTAAACTTTGGTATTGAGTTGATACTTGTCCTGTTGTAGGAGCAGAAGCAAGATTAAAAGCTCCTGTTATATTAGTTCCTAAAAATCTATCAATTCCAACACCAGAAGCAGTTAATGCGGCCGCTCCCTCGAAACTGAATGCTTTATTCACTTCGAAGGGAGTTACTACGATATCAGATGCTAAAAATTGTTTGTAAGCGCCCATTCATTAGAAATCTAATTTTACTCTAATAAGAGCTTCTTTTGTAAAGTCTTTTAATAATGGTCTAGATAATTTTGCTACCGCTAATAATTCGTTAGTATCATTATATAAACCTACAGTTGTAATATAAGTTTGTGGGTTATTAATGAATGAAGGATATAATACTTCACCTGTTGAACCTGAGATAAATGATGGATTTTCTGAATAGTTAAATTCTGCACTTCTAGGTCTTACAAATATAAAATCTGAAGTAATTGTTTCTTGAGAATTAATTGTAAATGTAGCTGCTGTTGAACCACTTATAGCTCTATATAATTTTTGATTGTTACTACCTGTTGAATTTGATACTACACTGTAGTTTAATCCAATACCACCTGAAGCTAATGAACCACTTAGGGCAAAAGGATTTAATAAAATAGTTCCAATATCTGGCAATAGCCAGCCATATGAACCTGAGTTTAAACTATATCCGTCTGTAGTTGTAGCTGCTGTAGTTACTTTAACACCTGCTGAACCTGAAATTAATTGGAATACTCTACCAGCTTCATTAAATGTTTGAGAAGCAACATAATTACTATTATCAGTTAAAGATATAACTCCTAAACTACCTGATAATTCTAATGTTAAAGAACCAGGAAATAATGATTGTTTATATCTTGCTCTTTCAAATGATATAGCCCAAAATTGTGAAGAAGTAAATGCTCCAAATACAAAATCTGTATTTTCGTCTCCTAATACTATATTTTGGTATTGACCATAAACTGTTGAAGTAGGTGATAATCCATTTACTGCTGAGTTATATAATGTACTTCCGCTTCCAGCTGAGTTACCATAAGCTACTGCAAATTGAATTGATGCGGTAGATGATGTCTGAGGATCAGATTGGAAAACATTTAAATAATAATCTCCACTTGAACCAGCTTCTTGAACTGATGATGTAAAAAATGTAGTTAATGTAGGTATAGCTCCAGTCCATAACGTTGCTGTTATTGAATCTGAACTTACTACAAAATCTGATGGATCTAATCTATTAAAAGACATATGTTATATATTAAGCGGTTTTTGTTACTGTTACTGGAATTGTTTGTCTCGCGCCACTATCTCTACCTACTATTGTTAATGTAGCTTGTAATTGAGTATAAGTTTGGAATAATGTATTTACTGTTGTAGCTCTTAAATTAAGTACTGTTCCTACTACTGTTTGAGATACTGTTGTACCTAATGTTGTAGTTGAATTAGATACATTTAATGCTGTTACAGCTGGTGTATTAACTCCTACACCTTCAAATGTACTCATTAATCTAACATCTGAAATTGTGAATGTATATCCTGATGGCTCAACTGTATTAGCTCCTAAATAATTTAATGTTTGAGGTGAAATTGCTTGTGAAGCACCTTGTTTTAAACTAATTGAAGGAGGTACTGATAATATAGGTAATCTAGCTGTACCACGAGGTAAAGTTACTAACTTATATTTCATAGTTTGAGTTGTTTCAGCAAATGCCTCTAATAAAGGCATATTCTCAATTGCTTGACCATAGTAAGCAGAACCTGATGGATTATTTGGATTATATAAAGTATAATCAATTTCATCATCAGCTAAAGCAAATTGTGTGATTCTAAACGTTCCGTCGTTTTGAGCTAGTAACTGACGACCTGTTGTTGTTAATATTGCGTCAACTGTTACTATAGTATTATTTAAATATCCCATTGGTTATTATTTTTGTTATAAATATATACAAGTTTAATTTTATATTAAATTTTGAGTTAGTGTATTTTGAATTATTGTATTTACTTCATCAGTAACATATTGTGGTTTTAAAATACCATTACCAGTACTACTAGAACTACCACTTTTATCTTGTAATGGATAATTTACATTAAGTAAAATACTTGAGGGATCATCTACATATCGTCTTAATAAAAAATAATTTAAATTAACTCCATTTGGTATTTCTTGATCTAAATTAAGTATCATTTGATTATTAGCTGATGATGTAACATTAGTAATAACAAATGATAATTGTTCTAATCCTTCAAATCTAATTTCATCATATATTTGTGGTTCAAAATCTAAATTAATAGGTTTAAATCCACTATTTTCTATATCTTTTTGTTTTTGAGTTCTATAGTTATTTAAACCATCTGATGCTGTACTAGCTAATAATATATTAGCTGATGAACCTGTTGTCCAAAAAGGTGTTGTACAAGTACCTGTACCTGGGTTAGGATATTGAGTTACTTGAAAATAAGATTTATTAGTTAGATATACAGATGGATTACCTCCTTGAGTTTGTCCAACTGCTGTTGCTGCTACTCTATATAAAGAAGAAGTAGTTGCACTTTTATCTTGATAAAAAATATTAGAAACACTATTACTTAAATAATCAGTTAAAGTATGACGTAAATCTCTCCATGTAGCTCCAGCATCTGTTGATTTTTGTAAAGCCCATCTAACAGTAATTGCTGCTCTTCTATCATTTGGATTGTCTAATGTAGTAGAAGCTAAATAAATATGAAAATCTAAAATATATCCTGACCCTGATAATTGAGCTAAGGATCCTGTAGGATTATAAATACTACCTGAATAAGCTGGTAAAAGATCATTACGAAAACTACCTGATTTTCCTATAAATGTAGGTGTAGAAAAATTAAGACCAACAGGTAATGTCATTCCTAAAGTTATAATATCATCTGTACCAGCTGCGTACATCATATAATTATTTTTTAAAGTATTTGGACCTTGTTCTCCTTGAACAAAAGTTATACTACTAGTTGATCCAAATCCAATTATATTACCATTAACATCATAACTTGCTGTTTGAGTATAAAGAATAGGTTCAATTCTATAACCACTTTTATAAAGAGGCCATTGACCATTTAATGTGGATAAATCAGATCCTGATACTTCAACATTATTTAAAAGAATAGTAGCATTAGATATAACATATCCTAATTCATCATTACTAACTGTAGTAGCTATGGATTCAGGAAAAGTTTGACGAATTGTACCTAAATTTATTCCTTCAGTATCATTAATAGGTTTTGTAATATTATTATTATTATCAATAATATATTCAATATTGATTTGAGTTAAATCAACATTGTTATTACCCCATTGAGGAGAAGTACCATTTAAACTTTTAAATGAAACAAAATTTACCTCAGGATTACTTACATTAGGTGTTTTACCATAAGATATATCATTTATTGTCCACTCATTAATTTTAGCAGAGTTTAGTTCTTTACCAATATATCTTGGACTAATATTAGCAAATGTTGTATAATTTGAATCTTGTACTGCTGCTCTAGTTGCTGAACCTGATATAATTTGTACTTGGTTTACAGCTTGTACAATATTAGTAGAGTAATCTACATCCATATAAAGTTCACTATAACGAGGTATAACAGCATTTCCTGCTAATACATTATACTCACTAACATAAAAATCTTCATCAATATATGGTTGTAAAACAACTAAATCTGAAACAGAAGATGTAGGAGCTATTGATTGAGTAGCAAAATAACTTCCTGTAAATTGAGTATCAGCTCCAGGAGAAAAAGTTAAATAAAAATATTCTCCAGTTATTGGAACTGTTGTAAATGATGATGTCATTATAGTTCTAGGATTTCCT